GCACTTGGTCATGCTCGAAGGTCGCACCTTGATGGACGACAACGGCGTTGTGCGTAAGCACCCGCTGATCTCGGTCATCTCCGAGAACCGTCGCTTCAGCAATGTGCTCGCGCAGCAGTTCGGTCTCACGCCCGCCTCGCGTGGGCGAGCGATACCCGTTACCCCCGAGGCAGAGAAGATCGTCAACCCATTCGCAGAAGACTAAAACGTGATACCCAACGCCGACAAGTTCCCGAACTGCCACCGCGCCTACGTCTATGCCGAACAGGTGATGGACGGCGAGATCGTGGCGTGCAAGTGGGTCAAACTCGCGTGCCAACGCTTTCTGCGCGACCTCGACCGGGCACAGACCGAGGAGTTCATCTACCACTGGGATTGCGAGAAAGCAGAGAAGGTCATGCGCTTCGCGCAGAAGCTGCCGCACGTTAAGGGCAAGTGGGCAAGGCCGGACCCCGCGACGGGCAAAGCCGAGAGGCTGAAAATGGAGCCGTGGCAATGCTTCTCGCTCGCGAACATCTTTGGCTGGGTGAAGAAGTCTAATGGTATGCGGAGGTTCAACCGAGCCAGCGTTTACCTGCCGCGTAAGAACGGAAAGAGCTTTATCGCGTGCGTCGTGGGTTGGTGGATGTTTGTGCGCGACAACGAGCCCGGCGCGGAGATTTATTGCGGTGCTTCGACCGAGGCCCAGGCTTGGGAAGTATTCAGACCAGCACGACAAATCGGCATCGCCGAGCCCGATTTGCCCACCGCACTCGGGGTGTCGATCTACGGCTCCTCGATGAAGCGCAATTCTGACGGGTCGAGGTTCGAGCCAGTCATCGGCAAGCCGGGCGACGGTGCATCTCCACATTGCGCCATCGTGGATGAGTTCCACGAACATCTCGACTCGGTGCTCTACGACACGATGAAGACCGGCATGGGCGCACGCGAGCAACCCTTGCTGCTCATCATATCGACCGCTGGCGACAACCTTGCGGGTCCGTGCCGCGAGGACTGGCATGAGAGCGAGCGGATGCTCGAAGGCGCGTTCGAGGACGATACCAAGTTCGCGATCATCTACACGATTGACGAAGGAGACGATTGGTCGTCGGAACAGGCGTTGAAGAAGGCGAATCCAAATTGGGGCGTCTCGATCAATCCCGACCTCATCTTGGTAGACCAGTCGAACGCTTCACGCGATCCAGCAAAGCAGTCCATCTTCAAGACCAAACATCTGAACATCTGGGTCAACGCAAAGCACGGCTGGCTCAACATGGAGCGATGGAACCAATGTGCCGACCGCGACCTCAAGATGTCGGACTTCGAGGGTCAGCCTTGCTGGGTCGGCATCGACGCCGCTGCGAAGATCGACGTATTTAGCATGGTGGCTATCTTCGAGCGCAACGGCGATGTAGTGGCTTTCCCGATACACTTTATGCCGGAGGACACAATCTCGCTGTCGCACAACCAGCATATGCAGAAGTGGGTTTTGCAAGGCCACCTCGTTGCCACACCTGGCGCACGCACCGATCAGATGAGAGTCGAGGAAGTGCTGCGCGAGTGGAGCACGAAGTTCTACATCCAAGAGGTCGCCTACGACCCGAAGGAGATTTCTTACCTGATGAACCAGATTCGCACTTGGGCTGGCTTCCCCTGCATCGAGATAAACCAAGGCCCGTCGCTGATCTCCGAGCCGATGAAAGAGCTGGAGGCGCGGATTAACTCTCGCACTTTGAAGCACCCCGCTTGCCCCGTCTTGACCTGGATGGCGTCGAACGTTGTGAAGAAGGAAGCCCGAGGCGGCGGCACCGTGAAATATTATTACCCGTCGAAAGAGAAGAACGAGAAGAAGATCGACGGCATCGTCGCTCTCATCATGGCAATGTCCCGGCAGATGGGGCAGCAAAACGGGGCTGGAGTAGGATTCTATTGACCAATCACGCAACAACGATATAGCCCTGATTACCGATGGCTCTAACTCTCAAGCTCGACCGCAAAGCCGAAATCCTCGAACCCACCGTTACGCGGGACGAGGATGGTGGACCGACGACCACTTACGCGGTCATAAAGTCGCTATGGTGTAACCGCATGGATCGGTCCAGCCGCGAGACTCGGATATTCTCTGCGCTGCGTAGTGAGACGACTGCGCTATTTACTTTTCGCTTTTTTAAGGGACTGACCGCTGATCACCGCATCCGCTGCGAAGGCAAGATTTACAACGTGCAGCCGCCGCAGGAAATTAGTCGTCGCCAATACGTCGAAGTAGAAGCGCAGGAGGTTCCCGGACTATGAGCTTTGAATCGGACACAATCGCCACTCTAGCTGCGGACGATGACATCATCGCCCTGGTAGCAGCACGGATAACTTTCGTTACTGCGCCGCAAGACCCCGCCGCGCCTTTCCTTGTGCTACGCCGGATCAGCACAGACCCCACTCTTTCTACGGACAACGGTGCAGCGGGTTCTTTCGAGTTGGACAACATCCGCCTTGAGGTTTCGTGCAACGCCAAGACCTCGAAGCAGGCGAATGACATTGCTCGGCTTGTGCGCCGCTGCCTTGAACGGGCACGCCCGACGATTTACGTTATGCAGGACCTGCTGCACGACTATTCCGATATGCCAGATTTGTATCAGACCGTGGTAGAGTTTTCGTGCTGGCACCCCGATCAGATACCCTCTTGACACGCAGCGCGAAATAACTACACCTCGCTAGTCAATCAAACTTAACACCCACCCAACATGGCTAAATTCTCTCTTATTGGTTCAACGGTCAGCATCGGAGGCACCTCCTCCTGCGTCGAGTCTGGCGATGTCGATTTCGGCGAGTTGAATCTCGTCGAGACGACCTGTTCGTCCGACAAAACAAAAACATACGAAGCCGGCACTTTTAATAACGCCTCCGGCTCGGTCACGATTAATAGCGACACGGCTTTGGGTGCTTGGCTTACCGCCTTTGGTAAAGACGCTGACGCAACTCTGCCCCCCGCCGTTGCGATTGTGTTCGGTTGGCCGGACACGGGAACTGCCGCACTAGCTTTTAACGGTTACATCACGGACGTTTCCCTCCCCGTCGGCGTTGACCAAGCTGCCACCATCACGTTTAACTTCACCGGCTCCCAAGCTATCACTTCGTTCACCCCTTAATCCTCTATTCACATGGCTAAATTCAACGTCAAAAACTCTCAGTTCCTTACCGGAACTGCCGCTGCTGCTCCCGCTACTGAAATCGCTCAAGTCCGCGACGGCGACGTAACCCTTGGCGAAGTGTCGATGGTCGAGACGACCACCATCACCGACGGCACCAAGACGATGACCGCTGGTGTCCGCGAGACGGGGGGCGGCACTATTACGATTGTCTGGGATCCCGCTATCGCTACGCACGCGACCCTTATGACCGCCTATCTCGCCAAGACTGCTATCTCCATCGGCTTTAAGCTGCGGGATACTGCGGCGAGCCCAGCCACCATTAAGAGCTTTTACGGCGACGGTTTTATCACCAACATTTCTGCCCCAATCGCTTCCGGTGGCGGTAACGCAGTTATGGAGTGCACCGTCACGTTCAAACTCAAGGGCGCTCTTACCGTAGCCTAAGTATCCTCCTAAAATGACATCCACGTTTACACTAAAAAACCACACCTATCCGCTCTCCTGGGGCAATCTTGCTAAAGTCCGTTACACCGGCGTTCCTGCCTCCGTCCGCGCAATGGGCGGGGCAGTGGACATCGTAGTAATGGCTTGGGCTTGCGTTGCACAGAAGCCAAATCCGTTTGAGACTTGGGAGCATCTGGCCGAGCAGGTCGAGCCCGAGAACATCCCCGATCTCATATCGGCTCTTGCTCCGCTGTTCGAGGATACCGCTGAAAAAAAAAGTATCTCCGTGAGTGGGCCTTCGCCAGACTCCGGCTCGGCCTGACCGACGACGAGTTCGACTTTATCCCCCTCGGCAAGTATAGGGCACTTGCCGAGGAATACTTCCGAGACGCCCATAACGCAGAACTTCGTGCTACCATCATGAACGCCTCGGGAAATTACAAACGCACCTTCTCTGGTCGGGATTTGCTGGGCGATCAAGACCCGGCTCCCGCCAAGTCCAACGTAGCTTTACGAGACGCCCTAAGCCTATTAGGAGGGCGTAAAAATGGCTAGGCGCGGCAGCTTTCGCACCCAATTCGAGTTCAAGAGCGTTGTTCAGATCGAACAGCTCATGAGCGGCATGGACTTGATGGATCGCGGCAAGGTGCTGTCCGACGCAATGGCGATAGCTGCGAAGCCCATAGTCGAGCAGTCCAAGGCAAACATCATGTCTGCGGGTGCCAGCAAGCCTTTTGGCGGCAAGCCCGCAGGCCAGGCTCTGTATCGCACAGGCGCACTTTACAAGTCGATGGGCTTCGTTGTGCGGTGGTATCGCAACAAGGGTCGCTTGGTAGCCTACATTGGCGCAAGGAACATTGCTTACTCAGGCAACGTCGAGAAGAAGAAGGCATCGCCCATGAGAAACGCCACATCCATGCCGGAGGGTAATATCAAGGTTGTCCCTTCTCGCTACATCCATCTCGTCCACGAAGGATTCTTCAACAAACTCATAGGAAAGAAAGTAGAGGGGAAGCCTTTTCTTAGAGAAGCCTTTGAGGCTAAGATAGCGCAGGCCGAATGGGACTTGCTTTCCGGTTGCGCCATCGCACTTGAAAATGTGTGGAAACGTAATGTTGCAAAAGTGAATAGAGCCATGTTTAAGAAATCCGCATGAGCCGCACACCAGTATCCGAGTTTAATGCCCGCATGGGGCTAGACATCTCTCCTCTGGAGCAGGCGGTCCCTCGCGCCACAGCGTTGCTACGGAAACTATCGTCTGTCCAGGCCGAGGCATTTGCCGCGCAGTCCGGTGGGCCGGATATGCAGGCAATGACTGAGCGGATGCGATCTGCATCAAGCTCTCCGCAACGATTGGGTCTTGGCGGGGGTGGGACGGCGACGTTCAAAGACCCCGCATCGGCGCAGGCGTTTACCGACCCTATTGGCGCGGCTAACGAAGAGAGCATCCGTCGGGACGTAATAAGACGCCGCAATGCCCAGGCAATAGTGCAGGAAGAGCTTAGTGGGATAGCCAGCTTGGACATGGCTCGCAAGGCAGTAACGGTCCAGGCGGTAGACTTTCAAGCATTACAACTTCGCCACATTCAAGAGGTGAAAGATGCCGAGCAGACGCGAGCCGCAGAATTACTAGCCGCTGAAACACGGATTGCTGCTAAAAAGCAAGCGGATTTTGATCTAGTCGAGGGTGGGCTTCGCCAACTCAAAGGTAGAGACGAACAAAGGGCGATGGAGTTGATCGCTTACGAAGACTCTATCGCTCAACGCCGCATGGCATCCGCGCAGGCTATCAACGAGTTTGATACGCAGCGCAGTAGCCTGATTCGGAACAGCGCAAGAGAGTCTGCTGCGGCGTTCCAAGCGGAATTCAAAGCTGTGGAGGCTATTGCTGCTAAAAAGCAAGCGGATTTTGATTTAGTCGAGAATGGGCTTCGTCAACTCAAAGGTAAAGACGAACAAAGGGCGATGGAGTTGATCGCTTACGAAGACTCTATCGCTCAACGCCGCATTGCGTCTGCTCAGTCAATTAACGAGTTTGAGACGCAGCGCAGCACCTTGATTCGGAACAGCGCGAAAGAGTCTGCTGCGGCGTTCCAAGCGGACTTTAGAGCGGCGCAAGCGGACATAGATGCTGCTTTGGAACGACAGGGAATAGAGACCGAGATAGCTGCAATTCGGCGCAGGCAGGCTCAAGCACAAGCCACAGCTCGTTTTGACCGTGCCAACCCGTTTGAGCAAGAGATATTGTCTGTTCAAGAACTTAACCGACTTCTAGTAGTTCGCCGGGGACTACAACGAAACACCGTTGAGTTTGCCCAAGCCGAGCTTGCAGTAACACAGCAAATTGCTCGCGTCCGAAGCATACGCGACAATCTAAACGCTGGTGGAGAAGGGATGCGGCGTTTAGGTAATACGGCAGCCGATAGCCAAAGGGGAATTTCACGCTTTGGTTTGGGTATGCAGCAAGCGGGCTACCAAGTGCAAGATTTTGCGGTTCAGATCGCGAGCGGCACAAATGCTCTTACCGCTTTGTCACAGCAGGGGTCTCAACTTCTTGGCTTCTTTGGCGGATTTTATGGCGCTATTGCGGGCGCCGTTTTATCGGTAGGCGTATTAGCGTATAAAATGTATGACTTGTCCAGGTCATCTGGGACTTCAAAAGAGTCCTTAGAGGAGCTATCGTCCGCAATACAGCGAGTTAATCAGGCTATTACTGAGTCAAAGTATAACCGCATGACGCTACCCGAAAAACGGGTGCAAATAAAAACTAATATATCCCAGTCGAAAACCGAGCTAAGAGAGTTACGAGTTGCTGCTGCTTTTATATCTAACGAAAAAGAGCGTAGTGCAATTTTACTAAAGCAAGAGGAGATACGTTTACGGCTCGTTAATTTAGGAGATGACGAACTCCAAAATAAAAAGGACATTGCTAAAGCTGAAGCGGAAGCCTATGCGGAAAGAATTGCTCAGGCGCAAGAGTT